GGTCTGGTGAACACGCACGGGGTTTTCGTGACCCCCCTACCCTAAAACGCAAAATACAAAGTGGGGAATGAAGCCTAAAAGTGAGGTGATATATGTGGCTAAGAAAAAGGAACTGACGGTAGATGAAAGAATTGACAAGGAAATAAAAAGTCTTAAACGATCCTATAAAGATCTACCCGGAAATAAAAAGGCGTCCGCTGACAGGCTTATCCCAAGGGCCGCATATATGCGGGTAACGCTGGAAAATTACGAGAAGGACATGAAGGAAAACGGGTCCTATGAAATGTTTACCCAGTCCAAAGACACTCCCCCGTACGAAAGAGATCGGCCCGTCGCCAGACTTTATAATACCATGAACAAGAACTATCAGTCAATCATGAAACAGATAGATGATCTTGCTCCCAAGCAGGAAGCCAAACAGGAAGACGACGGGTTCGGCGACTTTATAACGAGCAGGCAGGATTAATGGGGAAACTGAATCTTAATCCTACTAAATACCCTAGGTCCGATCCCGATATCGTATTTGGAAAGACCAAGCCCGAAGTAAAAAACGGATTTAGAAAATATCCTGATGATTATAACCCTATCCTGGAGTATTGGGAGCAGATAGAGTCTGGCATAACCCAAGTATCAAAAAAGGTTTACCAGCAGTATGAAGAAATTGTTCGGTGGATAAATGATGACGGATACAAGGAATGGTTTTACTCCCCTAAACGAGCTAATCACATAATAGAGTTTGCAGAAAACTATTGCTGCCACTCCAAAGGTAAAATGGCGGGAAAGAAAATAGTCCTTGAATTGTGGGAGAAAGCCTATCTGGCGAGTGCATACGGGTTTATCGATATCGAAGGAAACCGCAAACACCAAAGAGTTGTTTTAATAGTCGGGAAGAAAAATGGTAAGTCCTTGCTTGACTCCATCATGGAATTGTACGGCCTGGTGGCAGACGGCGAAGGCGGGCCCGAGTGTTACGCAGTGGCAACAAAAAAGGATCAGAGCCGGATAGTATGGTTAGAAGCTAAACGAATGATCAAGAAATCTCCTGCTTTGCGGAAAAGAGTCAGAACGCTGTCGTACGAAATCTTATCCGACTTTAACGACGGGGTTTTGAAAGCGCTTGCGTCGGACGCGGATAGTCTTGATGGGCTAAATATCCATGTGGTGGTGATGGACGAGTGGCACCAATGGAAAAACGGAAGAGCCTTGTATGACATCATGGCAGACGGGACTACAGCAAGGGAACAGCCGCTCATAATAATGACTTCCACAGCAGGGACAATCCGGGAAGATATCTTCGATGAAATCTATGAAGAAGCAGAAATCCAATTTGACAATATGAAATTAGGAAACAAGGTTGATGATAGGACCTTGTTTTTTATTTATGAACTAGATAAAAAGTCAGAGTGGAGAGACGCTAACAATTGGATTAAAGCTAATCCTGGCATAGGAACAATTAAGATATTAAGGGCTTTACAAGATAAAGCTAAAAGGGTTGATGCGAACCCCCAGCTGGAAAAGAACTTTGTGTGCAAGGAATTTAACATCCGCGAAACCTCATCGGAATCATGGCTACCGTTTGAAGTCCTGGATAACACAGATAAATTTGTACTAGACAAAGATGGAAGAAAATTGATCCACATAACACAAAAAGATGAAGAGGAAGTGCGAATTGAGAAGGCTTATCCAAGGTACGGTGTAGGAGGTGTTGACCTAGGAGCTACTACAGACCTGACGTGCGCCACAGTAATTTTCCGGGTCCCAAATGACGATATATTATATGTTAAACAGATGTATTGGTTACCAAGCGCTATATTTGACAGGCGAGTCCAGGAAGATCAGATACCATATGACCGATGGCTGGGACAAGGACTATTGAGAGTAAGTGAAGGCAATAAGGTAAACTACAAAGACGTGACAAAATGGTTTACTGAGATACAAAACGAATTTGATATTTACATCTACAAAATAGGATTTGACAGGTGGGGATCCACTTACTTTAGAGACGATCTGAATCAGACGTTTGGTACAGGTGTAATTGAGGAAGTCGCCCAAGGCGCAAAGACGTTTTCGGATCCGATGAAAAGAGTTTACGTTGACCTGGAAGCTAAGAAAATCAATTATAATGACTCTCCGATTTTTAAATGGAACTTGACCAATGCAGCGATTAAAACAGATACCAACGATAACATCGCATTGATAAAAACAAGCAACCGTAAGCGCAGGATAGACGGGGTAGCGTCCTTTATGGATGCGGCGATTGTAATGGAAAACCATTATGAGGACTACGTAAGCATGATTTGAGGAGGATTGTATGGCGAAGATAGACGAGTATGCAGTGCATAGTGGGCGAGTGTATGGAGAGGGCAGCAAGGTTTATAACATTGTAGGCTTACTTAAAAGCAGTGGTGGAGGAGCAAGCATGGAGTTTTTGTTTGGCACAGCCGCCCCGGCAGCAGGAGACGGCAAGAGTGGGGATATATATCTTAACACTGGCAACGGGGATCTGTACAAAAAGACCGACGCGTGGGCCAAGATAGGCAACCTTAAAGGCCCGGCCGGAGCAAAAGGTGATACAGGAGCTAAAGGCGATCCGGGAGCTGCAGGAGCCAAGGGAGATAAAGGAGATACCGGTGCAAAAGGGGCAGATGGTGCGCCTACACAGGCCGAATGGAACGCACTAGTTGCCAGAGTAGAAGCATTGGAGGAATAAATATGAGAGTTAAAACTAATCAGGGCATTTTTGAAGCTGATAAAGCGACGATAGTTTATGCAAACGGGGAAAAAGAAACGTATACCTCAGAAGAAGCGAGCGCAATAGTTGTTAATGACGAATGGGTAGCCTCGGTAATAGTATCGGAAAGGAGGTGATCCATTGAGTCTATTTGGGAGGTTTTTTAACAAGAATCCTTCTGCTACACGATTTGAGATGGTGACGGAAAAGGGTAATGGATATTATGCGTGGGATGGTAAGCTATATCAATCTGATATTGCAAGATCCTGCATAAGGCCCAAGGCCCAGGCGATTGGAAAATTGACCGCCAAGCATATACGAGACAATAAAAAAGAGGGATTTGCAGTAAACCCAGAAGCGTATATGAGGTTTTTACTGGAGGATCCTAATCCGTATATGTCGGGGCAGATGTTACAGGAAAAAATGGCTACGCAACTTGAACTAAATAATAATGCCTTTGCCTATGTCCACAGAGACGATAATGGGATGCCGGTCGAACTCTATCCGATACAAGCGCAATCGGCAGAAGCAAAATATGATAGATCCGGGTTCCTCTATCTAAAATTTGTGATGCAGAACGGGAAGATGGTAACGTTTCCGTATTCGGATATTATCCATTTAAGGCAAGACTATAATGATAATGACATATTTGGCGAGAGTCCGGCAAAGACGTTAATCCCATTGATGGAGATAGTCAATACAACAGACCAGGGGATTGTTAAGGCAGTCAAAAACTCCAATGTAATCAGGTGGCTGTTAAAATATACGTCCTCTTTGAGACCGGAAGACATCAAGAAAAATGCCGATAAATTTGTTGAGGATTACTTGTCTACTCAAAACAAATACGTAGGTGTGGCTGCTACAGACGCAAAAGCCGACGTACAGCAGGTGACTCCTCATGACTATGTGCCTAATGCCCTGCAGATGGATAAGACTACTCAAAGGATATACTCGTTTTTCGGTACAAACTCCAAAATTATCCAGAGCAGCTATAACGAGGACGAGTGGAATGCTTATTATGAAAGCAAGATAGAACCCCTAGCGATGCAGATGTCCCACGAGTATACAAGGAAGTTGTTTACCCGGAAACAAAGGGGGTTTGGAAATAAGATAATCTTTGAGTCGATGAGCCTTCAATATGCGAGCATGAAGACAAAGCTCAATTTGCTGCAGATGGTTGATCGAGGATCTATGACCCCGAACGAGTGGCGGGAAGTCTTAAACTTAGGGCCTATAGAGGGAGGAGACAAACCAATTAGAAGATTGGATACGGCATTAGTCGAAGGAGGTGACGAAGACGAAGAAGATCAGCGTGAAAGGGTATATAATCCCGAACGATGATAAATGGATCTATGAGTGGCTAGATATGGAGTCCGTAAGCCCGGAAGACGTAAACAAAGTCTTATTTGAAGCTAATGGTGATGATGTTGAAGTCGAGATTAACAGCGGCGGGGGAGATATTTTTTCAGGAAGTGAAATCTACACGGCTTTACGTAGTTATAAAGGAAATGTAAAGATTAAGATCGTTGGCGTAGCTGCCAGCGCTGCCAGTGTAATCGCAGCGGCGGGCTATAGTGAGATAACTCCTACAGGGCTGTACATGATCCACAATGTACGTAGTGACTCATCCGGAGACTATAGGGACATGGGGCATAAATCAGAAGTCCTTAAGACAGCGAACCAAGCGATAGCTAATGCCTATAAGCAAAAAACCGGGTTATCCGATAAAGAATTGTTGAAGCTGATGGACAACGAAACGTGGTGGAATGCGGAAGAAGCGGTCAAAAACAAATTTGTTGACAAAGTGATGTTTGACGAAGAAGCTCCTAAGTTACTGAACTCCATTGGAGGGATACCACCGGGGACAATTGAAAAGATAAGAAACAGTGTGAGAAAACCGGGCAAAGATCCGGCTTTTTTAATGCAAGCAGAACTAGACTTACTAAAATTGAGGGGGAAAAATATTTAATGAATAAGGAACAGTATTTGGCAAAGAGGGAAGAACTGGTGAATAAGTCGCAGAAATTTATTGACGAAGGAAAGGCCAAAGAGTCCAAGGAGGTAAATGAAGAAATCAAGAACCTTGACAACAGGTTTGAACTGTCAGCAAAGGTACAGGCAAACCTGAACGCGCTGAAGGATAATCACTCAATAACTGATATCCAGAATTACGGCGTTAATATGGAAGGCAGAACCATTGACTCTATCGCAAAGGACAACGTGGAAAAACCGGATATGTATGACTCCGTAGAGTACAGAAAGTCTTTTATGGACTACGTCCTGACCGGCGCTCGTATGCCTGAAAAGTTTGTTAATGCGGATGCCAACACCAAAACATCTGATGTAGGATCTGTTATCCCGACTACGATTTTGCAAAGGATTGTTGAAAAATTAGAATCTACTGGAATGATCCTGCCTCTGGTAACCAAGACCGGATATCAGGGTGGTGTGTCCGTGCCTACATCCAGTGCCAAACCCGTTGCAACCTGGGTGGCAGAAGGATCCGGCAGCGATAAGCAGAAGAAAGCAACCGGAAGCATTGTGTTTGCCTATTACAAATTGAGGTGTGCGGTATCTGTCAGTTTTGAAGTATCTGTTGTAACCCTGGGAGTCTTTGAAAACACCATTATCAACAATATTGCAGAAGCTATGACCAGATCTCTGGAACAAGCAATTATATCTGGATCCGGAAACGGACAGCCCAAAGGCGTATTGGCAGAGGCTCCCGAAGCCGGTCAAAATATCACTATCGAAAAGGCAGATTACGAGACTCTTGTAAACGCAGAAGCCGCTTTGCCGCTGGCGTATGATAATGGCGCGGTATGGTGCATGACTAAAAAGACATTTATGGCATTTGTCGGTATGGTGGACGGAAATGGCCAGCCTATCGCAAGGGTTAACTATGGCGTAGCAGGCCGGCCAGAAAGATCTCTCCTTGGCAGAACCGTCGTGTTAAACGATTATATGCCGAGCCTGGGAGCTGCTGGTGGCTCTGTCGTGGCGTTTTTGTTTAACTTTAGTGACTATTTGCTGAATATGAACTACAACATGACCGTAAAGAGATACGAAGATAACGATACCGACGATCAGGTAACCAAGGCAATTCTTTTGGCAGACGGAAAAGTAATCGACAAGAATAGTTTGGTAACTCTGACGCAGAAAACAGTTTAAAATAATAGGAGGTGGTGTGGATGCTTATCGATGATGTGCGTAACGCAATAAGAGCGGATCCGGATCCCGACTTAGATACTGAAATAGAAGATCTAATTGGAGCGGCAAAAGCGGACCTCGAATTGAGTGGGGTTAATAAAGATAAAATTAAAGACGACGATCCTCTGATCAAGCGGGCCATTGTAGTTTACTGCAAGGCCCATTTTGGCTATGAGGATCCCAATTTGTCTGATAGATTTGCCGAAAGTTACGAGAGCCTTAAGCACCACCTCACCTTATCTAATGAGTATGGTGATTGGCATGACTGATCGTAGGCAGAGGATACAGTTTTTAAAACGCACAAAAGAGCATGACAAATACGGGGAGCCATTGGACATATGGGAGACGGTTAAAACAGTGTGGGCAAGCAAGGAACCAATACTCGGTAACGAGTACTTTGCAGCCTTAACGACAAATACGAAAGTGGAAGTTAAGTTTAACTGCCGATATACTCCCGGAATCACTAACGATATGCGGATAAAGCACGGTAATGAAGTATATGAAATCCTGTCTGCTATCAATGTTAAAACGTTGAACCGTGACCTACTATGTTACTGCAGGCTGGTGGACGAATGAGCGTGTACCTAAGGGTAGAAGGAATGAATAAACTTGTGAAAAGCCTTGAGGAATTAGGAAAAGTCCCACAGAAATACGTGACGTCCGCATCCCGAAAGGCTATGACTGCTGTCAAAAATCAATCTAAAGAAAAGGCACCGTATGAGACAGGGAACCTGCGGCAAGGCATCATCGTCAAAGGTGAAAAATCGCACGATAAGGGGAAGAAAGTCTACCGTATAATCTTTGACCCCCGGATGAATGATATCTTCCAGAAAAAGAGTGGCAAATACGGTGAAGTTAAAGGCTATTACCCTGTATCCCAGGAGTATGGCTTTTTTTCCAGAGCAGGAAATTATATCCCAGGATTTAGATTTGTGCACAAAAGCTTTGACAGCAGCCTATATGACATCGAATCTACCATAATAGACACAATGCAGACCAAAATCGACGCAGAAATCAGGAAGGCGGGGCTTAAGTAATGGAAGCAGCATTAATAGCTGAACTTATCCGCAAGATACCGGAATTGGAAGACAACATTTACCCTACGAATGCACCAGAAGAGTCTAAAAAGCCCTACCTTGTATACGCCAATCTTGACGGAGACCCGGATAAAACGCTGGGCGGGTTCGGCGATGGCGGGAGCTACGATTATATGTTTAGCTGCATGGCAAAACGATACGAGGACGCAAAGACTCTTACTGATAAAGTAACGGATTTTTTAATGTCCCTCCCCAAGCACAGGATATCAACCGTGACACCGGACAGGGCTTTAGCTCCGTACAGCAGAGCAAAAGAAATTTACGAGTCTGATAAATCAGACGAAGAAAGTGTATTTGTGCAGGATATTGTGATCAATAAAATTGCTAAAACATGGGAACCAGAGTTAAAAGTAAACAGAGGGATTATAGACTTTACAATCTATATATAAAGAGAGGATGAAATAAATGGCAAAAGGGAATGTAACCCGTGCAGTGGGAACAGCCATTAAAAAAGGCACAGATACCATCGGGAATCTAACGTCCATTGGTGGAATTGAAATCACTGCTGACAGCATGGACATCACTACTCTTGACTCAGACGGCGGGTATAAAGAGTCAATCGGCACCTTTAAGGATGGCGGAGAAGTGCCACTGGAAGGGTTTTTTGTGGCCGACGATACAGGGCAGATGGCTTTACAGCAGTCCATCGATGGTGGGCAGGCAGAGGAGTATGAAATTACGTTTCCGACGACTCCTGCTACGAGCTGGAAATTTAGTGGCGTTGTTACAAGCTTTAAAGTTGGAGACGTTGAACTTGATGGAGCCGTAAACTTTGGAGCAACTATTAAGGTATCTGGCAAGCCTACACTTACAACCGGCGGGGTAGCGTAACTTATGGACAACACTAAGATGTGGCTGCATCAACTAATAGAGGAAGGCCAGTTGCTATCTATTAATGTAGACACAGTAACGATTCCAGGCAGTGATCCAGAAATGCATTTAAATATTGTTTTAACACCGGCAGAAGAAAAAGAACCGGAAGACGAATATCAAACGCTTTAAGGAGGGCAAATATGAAAGTACCTATTCAGCTTGACAAACCGCGAAGCTTTAAATTTAGTATGAGGGTTATTAGTAACATTGAAGAAAAGTTTGGAAAGTCCCTGATGGAAATACCGGGAATGAATAATGGGCAACTGACAATGAAGGATTATGCAATTGTAATGTGTGAAGGCTTGAAGCACGAAGACCCAGAGCTTACCCCCGAAAAGGTTATGGATCTGGTAGACGAATACTCTGATATCATGACCGTATCAGAGGCCATGTGGCAAGCCTTAAATGGAGTACTGGTGGGAAATAAGAGCCCAAAAAACGCGGGAAAGCCGGAAAAGAAGTAAAAGCAGCAACGTTTACTCTCCGTGGTGCATGGGAGCAAGCAGCGTATATAGGCATCCCAATTAGTGATTTTTGGGAAATGACGATGGAGGATCTTAATATCGCTGTAAAGGCGTATAAGGACAGGGAAACAAAAGAGCAGCAAGAACAGATATACCAGGCTTAATTGATATCTAGATGGGTATGGCAAAAAGAGATTAATATTAAAAAAATCCTAAGAGACATGGAAGAGCCGGGCAACGAGCCTATGACGGACGAGCAAATGCTGGCGAAAGTTAAAACGTTAAACACCATGTTAGGTGGAGAA